TCTCATATAAACATCCTCATTTATGGTTAGAAATAAATGAAATGATATTTGATGAAATTGAAGATTGTAAAAAGAAACAGAAAGATAAGATTAATAATAGTATACAAAAATTAATAAGAAAAATAAAATGATTATAAAAGAAGATAATAATATAGACTACAAAGATTCTATTATATTAAACGTTTTTAAGCAAGAGATTATACACCCATACACTAAAAAAGATAGTTCTATAAATAAAAAAATTATTATTTTTGAGAAAAAGAGTGAAACTTTCAAAATAAGAAATAATAACTGTTTTATGAGATATAATCAAGGAGTAATGGTTTTTAATGATTTCAATGAATGTTTTTATATATTCAAATTAAAAAATAAAAATCTAAACCTAAACACTTTAGTAATTAAAGAAGAAGGAGATTATATTTTAATTACTCCATCTAAAGAAATAAATAACTTATTTAAAGTAAAAGTAGAATCAATTTTTTAAAAATGATTACTGATTTATTCACTATAGAAAATAAAAAAGTAAAGCCTACCCTACATTGCCAACTAATACCTGAATTTAAACAGATATTAGATAAATATGAGGCAAGGGGAGTAGATATGTTGGCGTATGCATTTTATTATGCATGTCCTTTTAAGTCAATAAATCCTTATGCTGACTTCAGTGATGATGAAAGAGAAGATGTTCTAAAAAAATCCTTTGTGGTTTTTCCAGATAACCCAGATGTATTATTAGCTATAGAGACTATGAAGAAGTTATATGAAACTACTTCAATGAGATACTTTACCATGAATAAAAAGAATCTTCATGATATCATGGATTATTTAGATTCTACTATTATTACTGATGGTAAAGAGGGAAACTTGAGTGAGCGTCTAAAGATAGCTGAAAAATGCTCTAAAATTAAGATTGAGTTTGATGAATTAGAAAAGAATGTAGAAGCAGAGAGAGGGAAGATGAGAAATAAAGGTGGTAGACAAACAGGTAGAGGAGAACTTTAATGTTAAAAACAGATCAAGAATATAGAAGTCAGATAAAACAAGTTGGTAAATACAACTTGAAAGATACTCATAAATGGAGAGAAAGAGCAATCTTTTTCAATGAGAATGGGTATTATACTGATTTAATTGAAGACACTAAAGATTGGGATGATTTTTGGGACGAGGAAGAAAGAAGAATTCAGGAAGGTCTTTGGATAGATGGGTTTTATATTCCTGGTTTATATTATTTCTATTTGAATTATCTTCCTATTTATAGAAAGCAGGACAATGCTTATGATTTTCCAGATATATATGATATGGACTATCATACGTTTTTGTGTTTAGAACATGCTGTATTTTTAAAGCTTGACTTTGTAGTAATGAAAAAACGCCAGGCTGGTTTTTCATTGAAGTTCTGTGCACCATTAGTTAGAGAGTTGTTCTTCTCAAGAGGTTCTCCAAACTATATTGCTACATATGAAGAGGCTCAGGTTTTAAAAGCTTGGACTGAAATTATAGAACCTTATAGAGAACATATAAATGCTCATACTCCTTGGTATAGAGATTTCAATCCTTCCAAGCCTTTGAATTGGAGAGCCGCCAAAGAAGTTATAGATGAGCATGGAAGAAAACTAATAAGAGGTAGAAAAAATACTTTAAAAGGTTTGGTACTTTCTAAATCTGCTTCAAAAGGTGTTGGTGGTGGGGCTAAATGGATATTTGGAGATGAAAGTGGGGTAAATCCTGTTTTATCTAAATTTAAAGGGTATATAAATTCCATGATGACTTATGGGAATGTTAAAACAGGAACAGTTATTTTTTCAGGAGCAGTTGGTGAGTTAAAGCATTTAGAAGCTGGACTTAAAGACTACATGACTGACCCAGAAGCACATGGATTTTATTCAATAGACAATATATTTGATAAAGATAATGAATTTGCTGGCAGAAAATGTGGTTTTTTTGTACCAGAATCATATGCTTATTTTGGTATAGACGATGATCCAGAATCAGAGTATTATGGACAACCATTCATTGATGAACACGGTAATTCATTTGTAGAGAGAGCAGAAGAGTATATTAAAAAACTCAGACTTGGTTTAATACCAGGAAAACCAAAAGTTGCAGATAAGTTTGATATTTCTCAAGCACCGCTAACATTAGCAGAATGTTTTCAATATAGAGGAGATAATGTATTTCCTTTAGAACTTATTCAACCTCAAATAGAAAAAGTAGAAAGAAGAGAATTACATGGATTATTCATAGATTTATATCAAAATGAAAAAGGAGAAATAAAACATAAACTATTAGATAAGTATTCTAATAAACCTATATTAGAACATCCTATAGACCCGAAAAGAAAGGACAAAGATGGAGTAATACAGATATGGGAGATGCCTCCTTCCAATAGAGCATCTTATGGAGTTTATTGGGCAGGTGTGGATATAGTAAAAGATTCTGAATCTTTAAATTCCCCATCTATTAACGTGATTCATATTTATAAAGGTTCTCATAATATGGATAGTGAGTATAAAGAGAAAATAATAGTAGCTAAATATATGTCAAGACCTAAAGATAAAATGGATTGGTTTAAAAAAGCTATTATGTTAATGGAATGGTATAATGCAGAAGCCTTAGTAGAAAATAACGTAAATTGGTTTATAGAGGAAACCATAAAAATAAAAAAACAACATAAAATAGCTAAGACTCCTCAATGGGTTAAAGATTTGACTCCACAGGGTACATCACATTTGACTAAACCTTATGGGGTAGTAATGACACCTAAATTGATGGAAAAAATATTAGATGCTATATCTAAATACTTAAAAGAACCTATTTATACAGAATATAATGAAGAAACAGGAGAACCAACTATACATTATGGGGTTGAGAGAATTAATGACCTTCAGTTATTAAGAGAACTTGTAAATTATAGACCTAAAAAAGATTATGAAAAAGGGAATTATGATTCAATAATATCTTGGGGACTCTCTCTTTTACAAGCAGAATACAATGAAGTAAGAGGAGTAATTCCTCAAGATACAAAAGAAAATTCAAATTTTAATCAAAAAAGTGCTAAATTAATGTTGAGGAATAGATTTTCTCATGCAAATTTAAAAAAATACCTAAATGCCAATAATATACAATAGTAATATATTCGGACAACCTCCTCAAGCTTTACCTTCTGATAAAAAAGATGAGTTGTGGAAAAGAGCTAACATGGATTGGATGGAACAGCTTTTGAAAGGGTTTCTACCAGAAAAAAGAGATAGGCTTATAAAAAACTATAATATTGCTCAAGGTGTTATAGATGTTGAAGACTACATTGATGCTGACGTAAATGTATATAAAAATATATTTGATGGAGTAGAAACTGCAATGGAAGATTCTTTATTAGCTGAAAGTGATATTGTTGCAGACGATCTTAAATTCTATCCTATTGTTCCCACAATTATAAATGTTTTAACAGGAGAACTTCTTAAAAAGTTTGACCACATTAAAGTAAAGGCTATAGACGAATATTCTACAAATGAGGCGTTAGAATATAAAAAGGAATTAATGCTTCAATATCTCCAACAAAAAGCTCAATCCAAAATTGCTCAAAAGCTTGAAAGTCAAGGAATTAGTCAAGATAGTCCTGAATTTCAAGAACAAATGCAGCAAGCTGTAGAACAAGCAATGTCTATTCCAGAAATTCAAAAATTCATGAATCGTACCTATAAAAATAATTATGAAGAATGGGCTAATAGAATTATGGAACAAGCGGAGCATAAATATAAATTAAAAGAAATAGAGCTTGAATTATTTAAACATCAATTGATTGTAGATGAAGCTTATTCAGAAGTAAGAATAGATAATGAAGATATTCAAGTAATTAATTGGAATCCTTTTGATACATTAGTAATAAAACCTAAACATGTAAAATATACTAATGATGCGGATTTAGTAGCAAGACAATATTGGACTACAATACATGATGTAGTATCTAAATACAGGGATAAAATAGATAAATCTTTAATAGAAAAATATAACACTCCTTTAGGAGTTACTCCTACTTTTTCTGAACGTAGGTTACAACCAGATGATAATCAATCTCTTATGTTAAATGAAAAGAAATTGATTGCATTTAAGTATATGATGGGAGGAGTAGAGTTAGATGCTTCTTCTAAAGTATTAGTTACAGAAGGTTATTGGATGTCAAGGAGGAGATTGGCAAAACTTACGGCTATTTATGAAGGAATTAAAATAGAAAAAATAGTAGATGATACTTTTAAAGTTACTATTAAACCTGTATATGATAAAGATAAAACTCTTATAGCTGGGGAGGAATTAGATTATTTTTATACTCCTCAAGTTTGGAAAGGTACTAAATTAAATTTTGCTTATGGTTCAGTACCCTCAACTGTAGTTAATGAAAATGAATATTTAGATAAATCTATTTTTGGTAAGAAAGCTGATGATTTGAATGCTGATGTAGAAAGAGGATGGATATATATAGATATTCAGCCTACTGAATATCAGTTTAGTGATGAAATTCAACCTTTTAAGCCAAAAATACCTGTAGTAGGTTGCGATGGATTTGAATTAAATATGAATGTAGGTAAGCTATCCTTAATAGATAAAACAAAAGCCCTACAAGTAATGTATAATGGTTTTATGAATGAAATAGATAAATTTGCAAAACTTGAGGTTGGTTTATTCTTATTAATGGATCAACGTCTTATCCCACAACAATCTTTAGATGGCTCTTGGGGAAAGTACAATTGGCTTAAATTCATAATGACCGCTAAAGATACAGGTATAGGGGCTACAGATAACTCTGCATCCAATATAGAAGGAGCTGCTCCAAATCAACAACCTATGGTAGTAAATCTTTTAAACAATGAAAGATTTAAATCCCGTATAGAATTAGCAAATTATTGTGAGCAACAAATTTTAAAGATAATAGGAATTACTCCTCAGAGGATGGGTTCTATTAATTCTCAAGAAACAGCTACAGGAATAAATCAGGCAATAAATAATTCATACTCACAGACAGAATCATATTATTTTAATAATACTAATCTCATGAGAGAATTAAAATCCATGATATTAGATGCAGAAAAATATATAGAATCTAAAAAACCTATCTCTAGACTCAATTATCTTAATTCAGATGTAGAAAATGTAATGTTTGAAATTGACACAGAAGATTTATTACTTAGAAGATTTAACATTTTCCTTACATCTAATTCAGACACACAGAGGGTTTTAGAGCAAATTAGGCAATTCGCCATTCAAAATAACACTACTGGTGCTTCTGATTTGGATAAAATTATAATGTTGGAAGCTACAGATACCAGGAAAATAAAGGATGCATTAGCAGTTTCTCTAGAAAACTTCAGAAAACAAGAGCAACAAAAACAACAACATGAACAACAAATGCTCCAACAACAATTAGAAGCACAAGCTGCCGAAAAAGAAAAAGATAGACAATTCCAAGCAGACCAAAATGAAAGAGATAGGTTAGCTAAAATGTATGAAGCAGAAGTAAAAGCTACAGGTATGGCTAGAGAGAATGATATTGACCAATCAGGAATTAATGATGCTCTAGAAGTTTCAAGATTTAACTTAGAACAAGAAAAGTCATATATAGATATTCTTAATAAAGAACAAGATAGAAGTATGAAACAAAAAGAGTCTCAAACAAAATCAGCTATAGAAAGAGAGAAAGTTAATTTGAAAAAACAAGAAATTGCTTCAAAAGAGAGAATGAAACAAATGGAAATATCCAGAGATTTAGCAAATCAAAGAAATGATGAAAAAATTGCTCAAATAAATGCTAAAAATAGAGGTAATAAAAAATAAAACATTAAATTATTGTTAACAAACTAATAAAAAATTTGTTTAAAAGGAAATAACTTATTAAATTAATATTGACAAAGAAAAATATTTATAATGGAAAAAGAAATAGTAATGGGAGATATATTTGATACTCCAGAAATCGGTTCTTTATTCGAACCTGTAAAAGAAGAACAAATTCAAAAGGTAGATGAAGTAATTCAACCAAGTCTTTTTGAAAAAGAAGAAGAAAAACCAAGTCCTGATATTTTAGAAACATCTTCTCTTTTCAATACAGAAGATGTAAATTCAGATGATAATCAGGAAGATGAAGGAGATGAACAAATAAGTTACGGGAAAATTGTTCAATCTCTATTAAAAGATGATGAGACTTTTCAGATATATGAAGGGGATGATCCAGAAAAATTAGAATATTCAAAAGACCAATTTTTAGATTTATTTAAACAAAATATTCAGATAAAAGGAGAGCAAATTGCAGAAGCTGTATTAGAACAAGCAATTTCTCAATTAAGTCCTACAGTTCAGAAGTTAGTAACAGGAGAATTAAATGGAATTAAAATATCAGATATTGTCAAAGATTTGGAAGATTATCAAGAATTAGATTCTTTACCAGAAGACCCTACTCAAGAGCAAAAAGAAAAGATAGTAAGAAAATATTATAGTAGGATAGCAAAAGAAAAAAATAAGGATGCAGAATGGTTAAATAATAAAATTGAAAAAATAATAGATAATGATGATTTAGATTCTGAGTTTGAAGATGCAAAAGATGAAATACAAAAAGATTTAGATAAAAAACAACAAGAAAAAGCACAAGAACTAAATAAACAAAAAGAAGAAAAAGAGTTATTTAAAAAATATCATACTCATTATGTAAATGAAGCATTGAAAGAGGAGAATATTTTTAATATTAAATTAACAAAAGAACAAAAAAATAAAGTAGCAACCGTTCTTTCTTCTTTCTTAGTTAGACCTACAGATAATAAAGAAAAACTAGGATTAACAGCGATGATTGATAATTTCATCCATAATGAAAATCCTAAAGAATCTTATAAAAGATTGGTTCTTATGACATTAGCAGGTATTGCCCCAGATGAATTTGTAAAGAATCTTACAAATCAAACTGAAAAAAAAGTAACTAATGACACAGTGAAGAAATTGAAAACAATTCAAAATTCAATTACTTCATTAGAACCTGAAAGAAAACAAACAATTAAAAAAATAGGAAATATATTTTAATATGCTAAAAATGACAAAAGCAGTAGGGAAAAAAGTTTCTACTAAAGTACCTTCCCCAAAAATGACAAAAAAATCCACTGTTCAAAGTGGTAAAAAAGTAAAAGGATCTTGTTAAAAAATTAAAAAAACAATTATTAAATTATGTCAACACCAAATTTATTACAACAAGGGGTCTTAGTACAGGACAAACAGTATTACTCCCCTAACACACACATTACTGAGAGCAATTTATTTGCTGCTGGTATTAGAAAAGAAGTTCCTATGGATGACTTAGGACTTGTAAAAACATGGACTCAAATTTTTAGAAACGTTCAACCTCTTTATAATTTTGATGAAATTGCTAAAACCACTGTATCTGTTGATTCAGATAAAGGTTTTACATGGACTACAGCAGTAGCTATGGAAAACCCTATGATTTTAGAAGATTTATCAGATAGTGATAAACCAGGTATTGATGGTCAGGAGTTTAAAGTTGCATTTAACAGACCTTTTTCTGTAACAAATGTAATTACTTATGACCATATTCATAACAAATTCCAATTAATTGTTACCAAAGAACCATATAAAGATGGTGATAGATGGATTCATCACTTACAAATTGATGGAGTAGGTGCTAAAAATGCATATCTTTCTAAAGAGTTTTTATCTCCAGGTACACAATATTATAAAATTACTTCTCGAAGAGGAGATAATAATGATACTGTAGCATCTACATTTCAATCAGAAGTAGGTGAAAGACAATGGCACTATAGACTTTCCAATACTGAAATTGCTAAAGGTTTCTCTATTGATAAAAAGTCTTTAATCATGTTACAATCTGGTAAATCTAAGGATGTTGGTACTGATTATAGAGTATGGGAATTGTATAAATTTGCACCAGGTTCTGATGCTTATAAATATATGATTGGTGAACCATCTACTAACATTACTAAAATTGTTAATGAAGTATACAAAGGTGATAAAAATGCTGCTAAGAAAGACATTGTTGGTAAAAACTGGTTCATGGAAATTGAGCGAGCCACAATGGATCAATTGATGTATGAGTGGACTATGAATCTCATGTGGGGAACAGGTGGTACTACCTCTATTCAATTTGATACAATGCAGACTTCTCCAGGTCTTTACTGGCAACATAGAAACTATGGTACTGTAGTTAAATATAACTTTTCTACAATGTCATTAGATTTCTTGAGAGCCAGAATCGAAGAACATTTTAAACATCGTATTGATTTCCATGCTGAAGGAGAATTTATCTTTAAAGTTGGTGCAGGTCTTTATGAATTCCTTCAAAAAGAAATCAAAAAAGAATTTATAGCTGCTGGTTTAGTGGTTCAAGTTGGTGAGTCTGAAAGATTCCTTTCTGGTAACAGACAAGAATTAGATTTCACAATGAGGTTTAAATCTTTCTTCCTTAAAACTTTCCCTAAAATTAAAATCACAATTGTTAATGAACCAGCTTTAGACCCTGTATTTGCTAACAATATCTCTAACCCAAAAATTGATAGAAATTATCGTCTGTCTTCTTTCACAGGTATTTTGTATGACTTGAATGATATTGAAGCTGATAATATCAAATTAGTAAAATGGGCATATGATGATAAATTACGTTATCAAAAATTGATTGGTAATATTGACTGGGCTGACCAAAATGCAACCTTTATTTCCAGTGGTAACTTCTCAGGTATCAAAGGTACTATGTCTATGCGACATGCTAATATGTGGTTGGTTGATCCAACTAAATCCTTAATGTTTGAGTTGAATAACCCATACGGAGCAAAATAAGACAAATAAATAAGGAGTGAGATAAAGAAGTCTCACTCCTATTTTTAAAAATAAAAAGACAGAATAAAAATACAAATAGTCTTTTTAAAAAAAGCAAGAAAAATAAAAATAAAGAAAAATGGCAACACTTACAGTAAAACCTTTCTTGACGAAAGAAAAAGATTCAATTGGATTATCTGATTATGGGTTTCAGGCATTTCCTGGCTCAAAAACTTATTTAGAAGTACCTGTTATATATGGAAAATATTTAACTGGTTTTGATATTAATGCTTTTTATTTAGATAAATTAGATGATAAAGCAAAAGAAAAAGAGATAAAATCTATAAAAAAGAAAATAGAGGACTTTAATAAAAAATTTCCGCACTTTAAAGTAGATGACGTAAAAGCCCCTCAGAATCCTGAAGATTCTAACATAAAACCAAATCCATTTTATGCGGATATGGTTTTAGAATTAAAATCAGATATAACGGTTTTTGATACAAATAATCCAGAAGGATTAGTAAAAATAGAAATTATAAAAACGAATGCAAAACATAATCCGTTTTTTGAAATTGCTCCAGATTTAGTTACAGCTAAAGAATCAAACAGAGAATATAAATATTACATAGTGAACGCTGATAGAGATGTGGAAGAAGAAGTTTCATATAAAAAGGAGTTAAATAAAGCAACAAGTACTTTAGATACATTATCTTCAACAGACAGAGATAAATTTATTTTAGTCATTAAATATTTATTACCTGCAAATAGAGGGTATAACTCGGAATCTGAAATGAGGTTATATAAAAGAGCAGATGATTATATTAATGGTATTATAGAGGGTGAAAAAGTAAGAGGTGGAGAAAATAATCATAAAAACTTCTTGAAAGTAGCCGAAATGTCAAAAGAAGAATTATTTAACAAAGTAATGATTAAATATGCAATTCTTACAAATGTTATTAGATTCAATTCAAAAAGTAAAGAATTTGAATACTCAAAAACTCAACAAGAACTTGGTAAAGTACCAGAAGATATTTATGATTATTTGACAAACCCAAAAAATATGGATTTGTTAAAAGATATAAAAGAAGAAACTCAAAATGAAATTAGATTAATTTAATGATATCAAGCTTAGACATAGCTTTAAAAGTAAAATATCGTCTTAATAAAGTAGATACTCAAGATGATGAAAATATATCTGTTTACAATATAGTTGAAGCCTACAATAAAGCTCAGCTTAATATTGTAAATAGGTTATTAGGTAAAAATAATAATTACAAAACAGGGATAGAATCTACTAAAAAGAGAGTTGATGATTTAAAAAACTTAATAAATGAAGAACCAATTTCTTTAAATATTATAAAAAAAGAAGGGTATATATTAACAGAAAATCTACCAGAAGATTATTACTTTCACATTAGAACAACTTGTAAGGCAACTAATAAAAAGTGTTCTAAAAAAGAAATTTTCATTTATCTACAAGAAGAATCGAATATGAATACTCTTCTTAGAAATGAATATACTTGTCCTAGTTTTGAATGGGCAGAAACAATAGGAACTCTTGTAGGGAATAAATTTAAAGTATATACTCAGGATAAATTTGATATACTTAAAGTTTATTTAACATATCTTAAAATACCAAAGCAAATAGATATTCCTGGTTATATAAAAAAAGATGGAAGTCCTTCTACACAAATAGACCCAGAATTATATGACTATGTTATAGAAATGTGTATAGATGAAACAGTTAGAATATTAAGTGGTGATATACAAAATCAATTTTCTAATCAAATTTCTCAACAAAATTTGCAAATGAGTGAATAAATTATTATATTAATTATGAAGAAAGATTTATAGTATTAAAGGAAAAGAAAAATTTTAAATTTAAAAAACAAATAAAAATGACAAATTCAGCACAAAGCACAACTTTCAATTATTTTGTAGGTTCTGGTAAAGTTTTAACAGATGCTACAAAAACAACTGCTGATTTAGCTCCTCTTCAATTAGGGCTTTTCAACAGTAAAAATTACAAAGCATTAACTACTCCTACATCAGCTAGGTCAGTTCCTGAAATCATCATCGCAATGGGGTCTCCAAATGATGAAAAAATTTCTTGGACTAATGCAGGAATGAGTTTTAAATCTGTTCCTATTCAAGCATCTAAATTGATTGCATGGAGAAAATCTACTCCTAAAAAACCAAAGCAACAAAAAGTTGCAATAGGGTGGGATGGTACAACAAGTTGTAAAACAATAACTGCGGAGTGTGATAAAACATACACACTTCACTTACAATTAGAAGGTTCTCCTACTACTCGTTTTTTTGGAGCAAAACCTTTAACTGAAACATTTGTTTATCATACACCATGTTGCACAGATTGTGTATCTGGTTGTACTGCTGATGTTGAAGTAATGGTAGATGACCTTATTACTCAAATTAATTCTAATCCAAAAGCATCTCCTTTTGTAAAAGCGGATAAATTAGTTTCTTATACAAGTAATCCTACAACTGAAACAATTGCTTATGAATCATATACCCTAACTATTGCTGATGAGGGTTCAATTAATGACTTAGCTGCTGTTCAAACTACTTATGGAAATAATTCAATTAAAAGAGTAAAAAGAGATGGTATTTATAGTACTTATTTATTGGTACAAATTGCTACTGCTTCCGCACCTGCTGCTTACAGTAATCAATTAATTACTACTATAGCAAATTGTTCTGACTGTCCTTCTGGTTATACTTTAGTATCTAAGAAATATAAATTTAAAGTACAAAGGCAAGATGCAGGAACTGGAGCAAATTTAACTACAATACAAGGTGCTGGTGCTGGTGGTTATAATGACTCTTCTGCTGTTAGATTATCATATGTAAATGGTGAATCAACTTATTTAATTCATAAAACATCTGAGACTGCTCCTTCTCCTGCTTCTATTGGGGACATTATTGTTGAGTCTGGATTTACAGAAGCTTATTGCTCTTTAACTTCTCCATCAACAATTGCATGGGTAGCAGGAGATGCTTACTATAAAGAAGTAAGAGAATTATGTATTGTATTTGGTGATGATGATTGTGATGATGTTTCTGGAACTTCTCAATTAGCTGATATTACAGCTTTTTATGAAGGAAATGATAATGTAGTTGCTGATTCAATTGCTCAATCTGATAATGGTACTTGTGCTAATACTTATACTATTAAACAAACATCTTCTAACTTATTAGCAGAATCTGAATGTTATACTGGTGTAGCAACTTATGATCCTTTAGATGCCTATAAAGGTAAGCAATGGGAAGTTTGTTGTGATGCTGAATCTACTGCTGGTACAGTTGATAAAATAGGTATTGTTCTGACAGGTGCTTATATTGATACACAATTTGGTAATTGTTCTTTCAAATATGATGACTTCGTTGAGCTAGATATGGTTAGAATTATTGTTCGTCAAGGAGAATATGTTGAATTAGATGATAAATGTGCTACTCGATGGGCAGTAACAGAACTTCAAAAACCTGTATATCCTACAGGAATTGGTAGAAATGTATTAAAAGAATATATTGATATTCAATCTACTAAAGGACAAAGATGGTCAGACGATCCACGTTGGAGAGAAATTTATGGATATAACTATGAGTTTATCAAAAAAGACAAATACTACAAGCACTTCTATTTAGAATTTGAAGCTATAGACAAGTTCTTTACAGCTACAGGTTTTGGTGGAAATGACTTTAAACAAACAATCGTGTTTGCCTTTGAAGAAGATGTAGATACTTCAGCATTTGAAACCGCAATTGAATCTTGGATCAACTCTGTTAGACCAGATTTAGTAGATGCTGATACTCAAGATAATCTTTATAGATAATTTTAAAGTTTTCATGTTAATTATTAGGAAGGGTTGGTTGGAATATCAACCCTTTCTTTCTTAAAAGAAATATTTATGATACATATAGTAAAAAAAGGAGAAACATTACTTCAAATAGCAAAATTATACAATACATCTTTATCAGGAATAATTGATGCAAACCAAATAAAAAATACTAATAATATATCAATTGGACAAGAATTAATTATTCCAGAACCTGAAAAGAAGTTAACTATAGTCTCAGAATTAACAGAAAATAATTTAAATGAAAAAATAGAAGATTTTTTAAATTTCATTGAAGGAAAAAAATTAAAAAGACCTCTATCGTCTTTAGGTAGACAGTGTGTAAAAGACATATTTAGAACTTGTCTAGAATTACATGTAACTGATTTAAGGATGATTTCTTATATTTTAGCAACAATTCATTGGGAAACAGGTGCTTATAAACAAAAATTTATATATGAACCTATCGCAGAACAAGGTAGAGGAAAAGGTAAATCATATGGAATACCTTTTAAAAAGACAGGTAAAATATATTATGGTAGAGGATTTTGTCAATTAACTTGGTTTGATAATTACGAAAGGTTTACCAAGATTTTATATAGATTGGGGTATGAGGTAGATTTAATAAATAATCCAGATTTAGCATTAGAACCAAAAATTGCATGTTTAATACTTGTAATCGGTATGAGAGATGGTAAATTTACTGGAAAAGATTTAGATGATTATTTTGATCCTATAAAATCAGATTGGTATAATGCTAGACAAATTATAAATGGTAAAGATAAAGCACCAATTATAGCAGATATAGCTAAAGAAATTTATTACATAATAAAATGATATCACAATTAGACATTTATATAGAAAGTATTTTAAACCCAAAAATTCTTATAGTTAAGGATGCATCATGGTATAACCCAGATATTAATCCCACTAATGGTAAATTGGATTTACAATATCCAGGTTCTAATCAATATTTTTCTATTCCTGTAGGAAAGAATTTTACATTCATAATAAATTCAAATACTCTCAATATTACAAATGTTACTAATTCTAGTAATCTTGCAGAACTACCTGATGGAATTTGGACTATTAGATACTCAATTTGTCCAAATGATGAATTGTTTGTAGAATATACATTTCTAAGAAATGTAAAACAATTAATAAAATGGCATAACTTATATTGTTCTTTACAAATAGATAAATGTGCTAAAAGAAAATATATAGAAGAATTACAAAAATTAAGAGAAATAAAAGATATTATAGATGCTGCTAAGTATATGGCTGATTGTGGTAAATATGAAAAATCTATAGAACTTTATAATTATGCCGATTCTTTACTAGATAAATTTTCTTCAAATTGTAATTGTTTCTAAGTGAAGTGTTCTAATTGTGGATATATTGCTAGCTGTCCATGTGAATTTGAAAATGGTTTATGTTTAACCTGTCATTATGGTGCTCCAAGAATAAATAGGTATGTTAAACCAAAGGGAGATAATTATTGCAATCAAACCTTAGAGAATTTAGAATATATAAAAAAAGGTCTGCAAAGCAAAGAAAGAACAAAACTTACAGCTACTCAAATATCTATAATAAATTCACAAATTAAGATGTTTGATGATAAACCTTGTAAGTTTAAAAAAATAATTGATAATATTTTATTAAATTAATAATGAGAATTAATATTAATACCTTAGAAGAATTATTATTGAAATTACAATGCAAGTTTGCAGAAACAATTTATTCGGAGTATATAAAGACTCAATATTCTATTAAAGGTTGTGAATCTGAAGTAGATACAAATGAATTGAGAGAATTTATTCTTGTATTAGAAGAAAAAATAAAACTTCTTAAATATAATTTTGATTTGGATTACATAGCAGAACCAATGAGAATTAAAAAAACCAGTATTGAATATTTTTATGAAAAAGAGAAATCTTTAACAAAATGCGATAAAAGATTTTTAGAAAAGATATTATGAAATTAAAAAACACACAACCTCAAATCAATATAACTACCACTAATCAAATAAAATATAGTGGAGTAGTTCCTGATTGCGCATTGACAGGAGATTGTTCTATAGATGAGTCAAATTTAACATATTTGATTTCAATTTTGTTACAAAGATATTGTGAGCAAAATGCTATTATTGATGCTGATTTAAGTTCTATAGACCTAACTTGTCTAATAGAATCTAATATGGATATAGAACTTCCAGAAGATATAACTATTGAAACCCTTGCAACATATTATAAAAATCATTTTTGTGCTATATATGAAAAGATTTCAGATATAGAAAATGTTTTGGATTCTCTTTATGGTATTAATTGTTATAATGATATTGTTCAATTAGACCAAAATGATTCAATAGAAATAGATGTATTGTTTAATGATATAATAGATGAAGTATCTGGTACACCATTAGTAACTATAGAAACAAATGCTATAAATGGCACAGCCACAGTTTCAAGTAATAAAATAAATTATACTCCAGATGAAAATTTTTTTGGAAATGACCAAATTACTTACAAAGTTACTAAAGGGGCTTATGAATGCACTGCAAAGATTTCTATAAAAGTTAATGAAGTTATTTCAACTCAATCAATAACGGATATTGTCATAGAACAAATAACAACAATTTTAGAATCAGATGAATATTGGGACGTAGGTATACCAATAGGTACAAAATTATCAATCACTGAAGCACAACTTTCAAACTTTAACCTTGTAGGAGGTTCTTGGGGTGTAGGTTCAGGAAAGTTTGCAAAATGGGCAATTTGTAATGGTAATAATGGTACAGATGACTATAAAGGATTAACTACTAGGGGATATGATGTAAATGATTCAGATTAT